AGAACCAAAAGGGATGATACCCTGGATGAAGCCCTACTTGCCCTGGCCACCAACAGAAGCCCAGAAAGCCTTACCAGCATTGCCAAGAAATACATTAACCCCCTGACAGGCAAGCCCTACACCAGAGCCGCCCTGTCTGCACGGCTTTCAGAGCTATCACAAAGGACAGGGCTTGTGTTGAGGGTTCAGCGATCTCAAAGGGTTAGGGAGATTTACAAGGCCAGAGCCTTGAGGGTTCACCAGAGGAGACGCCAGGAATGTCCCAAATGGCCAAAGGGAGCCTGGCAAAAGGGCATCAAAAAAACGGTAGCCAGGGGGAAAAAGTGAGGCAGGGGAGCAAGGTTATATGTGTGGATGACAGGTTCCCCACAGACCTGCTCTTGCACTACAACAGCTTGCCCATTAAGGATAAGGTTTACCTGGTGAGGGGAATGGGGGTGGGCATCAGCCTGGACGGACAGCCAGGAGAGGTGGTGGTTTACCTGGAGGGGCTTCAGAACCCATGCTCTTCAGTCCCACCACACCCAGAAAGAGGCTTTTCCCAGCACAGATTTAGGGAGCTAGAACCACCAGCCGAGGACGCCCAGGAGGCCGAATGCCCCCAGGAAGAATTGGCAACAGCATAAGGAGCATACACATGAGCAAGGCCATCAGCCAGGACAACGAGAAGCGGGTAGGAATGGAGCTACAAAAAACGGTAGGCAAGCTACGCCAGGCCAGGGAACAGGCAATCCAAGACATGGCAGAGGCCATCAGCCTAGCCGCAGATGCAGGGCAGTTGCTCCTTTCAGCCAGGAGTGAGGGGCTTGATGTGGAGGCAGTTCTGAAAGTGGGTGGAATAAACGGTGAAGAGGGGCGGAGGCTGGAGCGGGTAGCCAAATCCAAGGCCATGCTGACCAACCCCAAGCCTGGGGAACTCAAGCAATTGTGCCTATGGGCAGGGATTCTGCCCGACCCCATTGAAGGCTCCAGCCCCAGACCACAAGCCCATTGGCTTGCCTATGTCTTTAAGGCCAAGCAATGGGTGGCCAAGAAAAGCCCCACCCAATGGACAGAAGCCCAAAGGCTTGAGTTTGTGGAGGAGGCCAAGCCCCTGGTGGAAGCCTGGGTGGAGGCAGGGGGTAGGCTTTGAAGGATGCCCATAAAGCCCCCTGGGAGCCCGACCACAAGCCTTGCACCAGCAGGGTAGGGTGGGGACACCAGCCAAGCCCCACCAAGGGTAGCCTGGAAACACCCACCTGGGCAGAAAAAAAACGGTAGCCCCAACATCCCTGGAGCCACCCCAATCATGTATCAACCACTTACAGAGGCAAGCCCAGGCAATGGTGCAGAGCCATGTCTTACCCAAACCACTACCATTAGGGGTGTTACAGATGCCAAGCCCATCTATTACCATGCACCACAAGGCATAGGGCTTGAGGACACGCCCCTATACAGGGGGCTGGGTTTAGCCCTACTATTAGTGGGCATGAGCATTGGCCTGGTTGTCTGGCTTGTGGTAAGGGCTTCAATATCAATGGGTTGCATTGCTAGGCACTACTTACAGAAGCTGACTGGTTGATGTATAGGCACTTATGACAAATAAAGTAATATGTTGTGTAAGTTGTTGTTGCGTAAGTAATTTAGATAACTTTTTACACCAAAAATCTCTGCCCGACAGGTTCCGAGCCGACGACTCTTTGTGCGAGTTTCTGAAAAAACCATTTTGTAAAAACCTAAACTAAAAAACTTTATGAAAGAAAAAGAAAAATTCCCAATGTTAGTTCAGAAAAAAATCTCTGAACTTCTGCCAGCGTCTTACAACCCAAGAAAAATTTCTTCTGATGCTTTGGGCAGACTAACAAAATCTTTGCATGAGCTTGGGAATCTTCAGCCCATTACCTGGAACGCAAAAACCAACAGGATTGTTGGAGGCCACCAAAGATTGAAATGTTATATGGCCATGGGTGTGGATGTTGTGGATGTCTGGGCTGTCTGGCTAGATGAGCAACAGGAAAAGACAGCCAACATTGCATTGAATAAATTGAGTGGAGAGTTTGATTTGCCCCAACTCAAAGACCTAATTGAAGAACTGGATACAGGGGAAGTTGATTTGGACATTACAGGCTTTGGTGCAGAGGAACTGGCAGAGCTAATGGAGCAGACAGCCCCAGAGGATGAGGGGAAAAAAGAAGAGGGTGAAAAATGCCAAGCCTGTGGCAGACCATTGTGATGAATGAAGATTACCCTTCAGCAGTAAAACTAGTTTATGATAAGTCAAAAAGAGCTTTGCCAGAAATGGGGATACAGCCCAGGTCAGGTTTCAAGAATGGTCAAAAGAGGAATGCCCCTAGATTCAGAGGCTTCAGCCATGAGATGGAGGCTGGAGAACATGAAGATGCCAAAAAAGCATTCCATTCCAATGGAGCCAAGCCAAGAAAACCAAGAAGAATCAGAATCAGCAGATTTCTCTAATGAAGATTTTTCAGCACCAACCAGCCTTGGAAGAGTTCTGCGAGCAGAAAGAATTGAGCTATCAGCGGCCAGCAAAGTTGGAAAAGCCCTCAAGACAAACAATGTCTTTCACATCAAGGCCGCCATTCATGCCCACAATGAGGCTAGAAAAGGCTATGAAGATGCCAAGAGATGCCATGAAGAGGAAAAGGCTAGGCTTCGACAAACACTTTCGGCTGACGAAGTTCAAGAAACTCTTTCTAAATTCCTCTCTCAAATCCGTTCACTATTGGATGCTATGCCATCAAGTGTCGCAACAAGGGCAAACCCCAGCGACCCAGATTGTGCAAAAAAAGCCATCCAAGATGCAGTAGATCAGTTGATGCTGACCATCCAAAAAACAGAAGATGAGGCTTTCAAATGAACGAATGTTTTATGGTTATTCTTGGCGGGTTCATCGTCACTTGCGTTATTCTTTCAATGACAGAGTAATATGGCATTCTGCTTACAGATTCCAGAATACATTGTTAGGGCATCAAAAGAATATGCAATGTCTAACAATCTTGGCCACAGGGGAGATGGTTCAGATGGGAACCAAGAACAACAGCTTGTTGGAATCATAGGCCAAAATATGGTTGGAATGATGCTTGGAAGAGGCATCATGGAGGGGAAGTCTGGATTTGATGGAGGCTCTGATTGGAACATTTTTGGCCTTAACTTTGATGTAAAAACCATGGGCAGGGCGGTTGAGCCAAAGATTGATTTTGTAAATAATTTGATTGAATCACAAACCCACTTCAAGCCAGATGCCTATCTTTTTTTAAGCCTAAATAAGCTGAAGATGATTCTTTCAGTATGTGGGTGGTTGCCAATGGAAGAGGTTTATTCAAATTCAATTTTGTATGCCAAGGGAACAGAAAGATTAAGAAATGATGGAACCAGCTTTCAAATGAGGGCTGATACCTATGAAATCCCCAACAAAAATCTTCGGCACAAAGCAAAAAGCTGGACAGAATTGATGGGTGAAATAATTTGCTATTCACATGAAGCGCTCCCCACTTAAAAGAAAAACACCACTAAAAAGAGGGGGCAGACTGCGGCCTGTTTCAAAGAAAAGAGCCAAGCAGAACAAGACCTATTCGATTTACAGAAATTTATATCTGACCAATCACCCAGCCTGTGAAAGATGTGGGAGCAAGGCAACACAGATTCACCACAAAAGGGGCAGATTCCAAGAACGCCTAAACGATATGGAATACTTCATGGCCATTTGCCATGGATGCCATGAGTGGATTCACAGAAACCCTCTTGAGGCTTACGCCAAGGGATACTTGGTTCTTCGATGAATGAAACTTGTTCCCTTCATGAAGGGCTTCTTGATTCCCAAGAAGCAATTATCAATTTCAGAATGGTGTGAGCAGAACCTAGTTCTTTCCCCCAGAATCACCAACATACCCGGCCCTTACAGCACCAATCTAACCCCTTATGTGAGGGAGCCATTGGAGGCTTTTGGGAATGATTCTGTAAGGAGAATCACCCTGGTATGGGGCGCACAGACATCTAAAACAACAACCATCCTTGCAGGGCTTTCTTACAGGCTTGCAGAACAACCTTGTCCAGCACTTTGGGTGATGCCTTCAGAGGCTTTAGCCAGATCGTTTTCAGAAACCAGGTGGTTGCCCATGGTGGACGACTGCCCAATCTTGGCCAAGGAAAAGCCAGAGAACACAGACAAGATCAAGATTCTGGAACAGCATTTCAGAAAGATGAGCCTTTGGTTTGTAGGCTCAAACAGCCCAGCGAATTTGTCCTCTAGGTCGGTTTCACTTCTGATGCTCGATGAGGTGGACAAGTTCAGCGATGGCACAAACTCAAAAGAAGCTGGAGCCTTGCAGTTGGCAGAGGCCAGAGTTGCAACCTACCCAAACCACTTGGTTGTTTCCACCAGCACACCCACCACGGCGGATTCAATCATTTGGGCAGAATGGCAGAAGGGGGACATGAGGTTTTACTTTGTTCCATGCCCCCATTGTGGCCACAAACAAAAGCTGATTTGGGAGAGAGTCAAATGGGATGATAAGGCCAGGCTTGAGGATGGCGTTTACGACTTTGGGATTGTGAAAAATTCAGCCTACTATGAGTGCGAAAACTGCCAGAAACCAATTAGGGATGGCCACAAAACCATGATGTTGAGGCAAGGAGAGTGGAGGCCAACCAACCCAAAGGGGGAGCCAGGGAGAAGGTCATATCACTTGAATGGCCTTTATCCACCGTGGGTAACATTTGGGAGCCTTGCGGTAAAGTTTCTACAAGATAAGCATAGTGGAATCATAGGGCTTCAAGATTTTGTGAACAGGGTTCTGGCAGAACCATGGATGGAGCATGACCAAGAGAGGGTGGAAATTATTCCCGGCCCCTACAAGATGGGTGAGGTAAAGATGGGTGAAAAACTCATTATGGCCTGCGACATTCAAGAGGCTGGTGGCTTCCATGCCTGGTGTGTTGTGAGGGCTTGGGATTTGGATGGCAAGAGCAGATTGGTTTGGACTGGAAGGCTTGAAACATGGGGAGACATCAAGGCCAAGGCAGATGAGTTCAATGTTGAACCAAGGGCTGTGCTAATTGATTCTGGAGATCAGACCAGGGATGTTTATTTACATTGTTGCCAATGGGGTTTCATTGCACTTGTAGGTTCAGACAGAACCAGCTTTTCAGAGATTGTGGGAGATCAGAAGGTTCAAAGACCTTACGCCAGGATTGCCAACGGAGACCCCTTTAGCGGTAAAAATGTAGGCTCCAGGGAGGGATGGAAGTGGAAGCTTTGCCCTGTCTGGAGGTGGTCAAACCCAGCCATTAAGGACATCTTGGCCAACCTTCTCAAAACAGAGGGCTTCATTGCAGAGGATACTCCAGAAGTTTGGAAAGTTCACATTTCATCTGAAACCAAGGTTGAAGTGAGAAACCCCATGACAGGAAGAACCAGGAGGGTTTGGAAGCAGATTGGGAAGCATAACCACTTATTGGATTGTGAATGCATGAACATTGTGGGTGCGGCTCTGCATAAGAGGTTGAAAATCATGCCAGCAAATTTGACAGAGGAGGTTGAGCATGGCGAGGGGTGATTTTGTTGGCTTACCTGTTGCCACCCTAAACTCGCTACGCTCAAAGTATATTGAGTGTCTTGAGGCGATTGCGGTGGCAGGGGCAAGCTATTCCATAGCTGGCCGTTCTTTCAGCAGAGCCAATCTGTCTGAAGTTCGGGAAATCATTGCTGAATTGACCCTTGCCATTGAATCTGCGGCTGGAACCAGAATCAGAACCACCTACGCAAAGTTTGGCCCGTGAGCAAGATTAAGCAGACATTTTTGGATAAGCTGGTTTCCTTTGTAAGCCCACAGGCTGGGGTGCAGAGGATGATGGCCAAGAAAGCCCTTACCAAGTTTGAATATGATGCAGTAAAATACACCAGGGAGAGGCGGGGGCCGAGCAACCTATCTGGGGCTGAAGATTATCGCTCAAACTATGACCGTGTGGAGTTGATGAAGAGGGCAAGAGACTTGGCAGAAAACAATGGCTTGGTTCGCTCTTTGCTTCTCAAATTTGCCAGCCATGTGGCCGCCAACATTACCTACCAGGCCAGAACTGAAAGCCCCAAGGCCAATACAGAGATTGAGGCTTACTGGAACGAGTGGTTTGAGAATTGCGACCTATCCACCAGGCACACAGGCTCCACCCTCATGCAAGTGGCAACCGTCTCCATGCTTCGTGACGGCGACTTCCTTTTTGTATTGGTCAGAGACAAGAATGGAGATTTGCGCCTTCAAGGAATTGAGGCCGACAGACTCGGTGACCCTTACAAAACTTACACCAGCCTGGAACTGATTGGGGGCATCCACATCGATAGGGACACAGGCGCACCCACAGCCTACGACATTTACAACAGGAGCATTGGGGATTTTTACACCTACCAAATCACCATTCCCTCAAGCCAAGCCTTCCACTATTTTGACCCACTTCGAATTGACCAATACAGGGGCATCTCTGCCTTCCATACAGCCATCAATGATGCCACAGACATTTACGACATTGTGAACTTTGAGAAGCTGGCCGCCAAGGTTGCCAGTTCCCAAAGTGCCATTGTTAAAAGAACCAACAACAATGCCTCTGACCTTTCCACCCTCACCACAGAGGAAAACTTTGATAACCAGCCAATCAAGCTTGAATCCATGGAATCTGGCAAGATCAGCTACCTTGAGCCAGGTGAGGATATTGTTTTCCCTGACGGCCCCAGCAGACCTAGTGGGGCTTTTGCAGAGTTCCACAAGATTCTATTGAGAAACATTTGCATGGGGCTTGGAATTCCTTACAGCTTTGCGGTCGACCCATCCTCAATGTCCGGCCCAACGGCACGCCTTGAAATGCAACAGGCAGGGAGAACCTTCAAGAGATACCAGAAGCTTCTGGACGACAAGGTGCTTCGCCCCCTCAAGAACATTGTAGTTGCTGATGCAGTTGCCAGGGGAATCATCAAGGGCAATGGCAAGACAACCACCAAGGGATTTTTCAACTTTGGAGCCAATGTTTCCATCGACCTGGGGCGGGAATCCGCTTCAGCCATTGCAGAGTTTAAGGCTGGATTGAGGACGGCTTCAGACATCTACTCTGAAAGGGGTATGGATGTGGAGGCCGCATTGAGGGCAAGAGCCATTGAAACCAAGATGATTCAAGACTTGGCCAAAGAATATGGCGTGCCTCCCCAGGCTGTTTCAGAGATTCTTTTGCCCACAGGCCAGCCCCAAGCACAGGCAGAACAGCCCGCCCAGGATGGCCAGCAAGTGGAAGGCCAGCCAGACCTTATTGGTCAAAGCCTCAACGGCGCACAGGTGGCCTCCCTCATCAATGTTATCAATGCAGTTGCCGCTGGTGCATTATCCAAGGAAGGTGCAGTTTCAGTTATCACGGCCGCCTTCCCAACCATTTCAAGGGAACAGGCCATGGGCATTGTTGCTGGTGTGCAGTCTGGAAAAATCATTCCCACCACAGAGAAAGAGAAGCAAGCCGCCCAAGATGGACAGCAAGAAGAGGGCGATGGTGGTTCAGCAGTTCCAGAAGAACCCAAGTCTCCCGTTGCCCCCACAGGGCTGGCTCAAAAAAAAAGTAATTTAGAAGCCCTTCAGAATCTTAATCAGCATGAATGGAAAATGCTGATTGCTGGAATGATGGGTGGGATTGAGTTAGGCAAGTATGATGGCATTGATTTCACGCCCCCAGAAGGAGCAAGAGAGGCCGCCAAGAGGGCTTTGGATGTAAGGGAAAAGAAGCCAGCCAGCCAAAAAGGAATGACGGCTGTGGGCATTGCCAGGGCAAGAGACTTAATCAATGGGGTAAAGTTTTCACCGGACACCGTGCGCCGCATGAAGGCATTCTTCGATCGCCATGAGGTGGACAAGAAAGGTGAAACCTGGGATGAGCAGGGCAAGGGCTGGCAAGCCTGGAATGGGTGGGGTGGAGATGCTGGTTATGCTTGGGCAAGAAAAGTGGTTAGGCAGATGGAGGCCAGAGATGAAAAGTTTTCCGAATTGGCCAGACCTGGGCCGAAGTCTGCCGCCCAAACCCCAGCCCCAGCCAAGGAAAGAATCAAAGGTTCAGAGCAAAACAAGCCTGGTTCTGCGGCCACCAAAAGCACAGGGGGCAAGATTGAGATTGGGGAAGGGGCAGAAGAATCCATCAAGAACAAGCTGAAGGAATGGAAAGAAAAGAACCCAAACAAGAAAGCCCCATCCCTTGGAACCCTCAAGAAAGTGTTCAGAAGGGGTGCTGGTGCTTACTCAACCAGCTTTAGGCCAACCATTGGTGGTGGGAAGCCCAACTCTAGGAATGCATGGGCATTGGCTAGGGTATCAAAGTTTCTGGTTATGGCTGGCGGCGGCAAAGTAAAAGAATCTTACAGAAAGGCAGACGGCGACCTGCTTGGGGAGGGCTTTGGTTGTGAGATAGGGAAAATTGAGCTTGCGGCTGGTGATGGACTAAACCCATGTGGCATGAAAGACGATGGAACATTTGATGATGAAAATACCTGTTCAACAGGATATGGAAGGCCAAAGCTTGTTGGAGGGTATAAGCCAAAAAGACCAGGTGGAAAGATTCCCAAGGTAGCCACCAAGCCACTCCCTCCAAAGCCCCTACCACCAAAACCACTACCGCCCAAGCCGCTTCCTCCACCTCCCCTGCCAGGAGGCACAAAGCCGGTGGAAGAAAAGGGGTCTAAATTTCCAAATTCAAAAAAGGATTATGACAGCAAGGAAAAGGCTTCTCTTGAATCAGCCATTAAGGGCAACCAAAAGGAGCTTGATTCAGTAAGGCAAGCAGTTATTAAGAAATCAGAGGATACGCTAAAAGAAATAGATTCTGCAAAAAACAGCATTGCCGAATCAAAAAAACAAGCAGATGAAATTAGACTAAAAACAAGACCATTAAGAGCAGAGGCCGAGCAATATAGAGAATCAGACCCAAAGAAGTATATTGAAATAAAAAGAACTTTAGATGCTGAATACGCAAAAATAAACAAACTAGAAGAAAACATCGAAGAGCAAGAAAAGAAGATTAAAATAGCAAATGCAAAAGCTAGGCAAATTGGATTTGCTGAAATTAAAAAAGATATGCTTGCCGTGAATAAACAAGACGGCTTTTCATCAGAGCAACTAGCAAAGGCAACTCAAGAGTTAAAAGAAAAACAACAATCAGCGATTGCTAACGACAGAAAATCTATAAAAGATAGTTCCATTGAATATGTTAAGGAAAAAAGAGATGCGGCGCAAGGCGCATTGGCAGAGATATGCAACCCAAACATTCATACTGAATCACTAACAAAACCAGTTACATATTGGGGGGAAAAAAGAGCAGATTCAACCGCAACAACGGTGCAATTTGCAGATGGAACAAGATACTCAACAGGGGGCGGGATAAGGGTTAGAATTGATTCAAAGATTGAAACCTATGTCCATGAATATGGTCATCAGATTGAAGATGGGAATGTAGAGGCAAAAGACCTATGCAAAGACTTCTTGGATAAAAGAACTGCTGGAGAAAAGATTCAGAGATTCCAAAAGACCATGCCAGGATATAGGTATAAAAGAGATGAAAAAGGCTCTTCTGATGGCTTTGGGAAAGCCCACGCAGAAATTTTTCCAGAATATGACACAAACAACCGCGCATATTATACAGGTAAAAGATATGACGACACCCCATTTGGTGTTAGCTCAAAGTATATTGGTTCGACAGAAGTTTATTCGATGGGAATGGAGTTGCTTCACAGAAACCCAGCAAAATTTGCCCAAGTCGATCCAGAATGGTTTGATTTAGTTACTGGAATTGCAACAGGTAGATTGCTAAAGAAAACAAGAGGGGTTGAATAATTGATTTTATGATTAAAATAGTTGCTATTTTTTACAATGATGAAAAAACATTGATAACCATAGATGATGATGGAATTTCCATTGATTCTAAATACGATCAACTTGTTGAAATTATTAAAAAAATATATGCCCGTGCTGTTAGAAATTACGGACCTTCTGACGGCTTCTTTGGTGGATATATGGCAATGCAGTTAAATAACTATGGCGCAGAAATAGAAGAAGTATCAGATACAGAGGAAGAAGAAGCAAAGGGTAATGCAGTTTATTAGCTTTTAATGCTTTGACACAAAAGATGCTTTTATGCCCCTTCCCCTACCTCGTGGTGACGAATCTGAACAGGAGTTTGTTTCTAGGTTCATGGGAGATGAAGAAGCTGTAAGCAAGTTTCCAGATGAAACCCAGAGGGCGGCTGTTGCCTACCAGACTTATAGGGATGAAGAGGAAATGGAGTGTGGGGATTGTGAGATGGAGGAAACTGATTTTGGTGGGGTAAGCATTCTTGAGATTGGGGAGGCCAAAGGCCACGACCTCTTTGTGGACAAGATGAGCCTAGAGAAAGCCATGGAGATTATGAAGAAGGCTCCCAATGGTGTGAAGGTAAAGATGAATCACGGCTCTGGTTTGGACGCTGTCGTTGGCTTTGCCAGGAATGCCAGGATTGAGGGGGATAAGCTGGTGGCAGATTTGAAGCTTCTGAAGAACAGCCCCCACTACGGGCTGATTAAGGAAATGGCTGATGAAGCCCCAGATCAGTTTGGAATCTCTTTGGCCTTTGTGAATGAAAGTGAAACCATTGAGGGCAAGGACTACATTCGCCCCCAAAGCATTGCCTCTGCTGACCTGGTTTCCAGCCCTGCGGCCACCAATGGCCTGTTTGAAGAGGTTGTAAAATTTATGCAAAAGTTCGGCTATATGGCCGGAGGAAAGCCAGTTCCCATCGACCTGCCCAATGCAGTTGTTGAAGGTGATGGTTTGACAAAAGAAGGAGAAGCAATGGAAAACAAAGAAGGTTACGACTACAAAAAGGATATGGACGAAATTAAGGTTCGTCTGTCCGCCTTGGAAGAGGCGATGAAACCCAAAGACGAAATGGTGAAGGAAGAGGAGAAAAAAGAAGAGGTGAAAGCCGAATCTGCTCCCACCATTGTTGTTGAAAAAGAGGAAGAGGAAAAAGAGGAAGAGGGTGTTGAGATGGCTGAAGTGGTGAAGAAAGTTCTCACCGAGTTTGGCATCAAGCCCATCCCTGCCTCCCCTGTTGCTGAAGTGGCCTCCGAGAAAAAGGAAGAGCCAAAGAACTTTGAAGCCTTGGTTTCTGCTCACCCGGAATACAAGACTTCGAAGCTGAAGGCTATGAAGGCCGTCATGCTTTCCAACCCCAAAGAGTATGCTGAAGCCCTTGGCCGCGGCATCAAGAACATCTAACAAAGGATAAATAATAATGAGCTCGAATATTGATAATGGGTTCCGGACGTTCTCCACTTCGTCCGCAATCTCGGCTTATCGCTTTGTCCAGCCTTCCACGACCACCGCTGGTGGTGTTGATGTGGCTGTGACTGGTGCGACCAAAGCCATTGGTTCAACCATTGAAGATGTGGCGGCCAACGGTTATGTGACCGTGAAGCTGTTCCACCCCACTTTCTTCGCAACCGTCTCCGGGACTTGTGCCGCTGGCGATGTGCTGAAGTTTGATTCTGCTGGTCAGGTGACGACCCTGGCGGCGAACCTTGTGACTGCCGGGATTGCTCTGGAAGCCGCCACCGCGACTTCTGCTGTGATCGAAGTGGCTGTTCCCCTGGTCTAAACCCTAACCAAGAAAGAATAATATAATGAGCTTTATTTCTGGTGGAACCACCATTCGGGCAGACATCAACCAAGCGTTGGTGGAAGCCCCTAACGCCGATACTGGCTTGATCGGGGCCGAGGTTTTCCCTCTTCTCCCTGTCTCTGCCAAGAGCGGCCAATACCTCAAGGTTCAGCTTGCACAGGCTGACCTTCTGAACAACGATTCCAAGCCCCGCGCGGCTGGCTCTGACTACGGGCGTGTTACTCGTTCCTTTGGAACTGACACGTACGACACGATCGAGTATGGCCTCGAGGAACTTATTGATGATAGCTTCCGTAGTGATGCGGATCGCTTCTTTGACCTTGAAGCTTCCTCGGCTCGCTTCCTCCTTCGCCAAATCAAACTTGGCCATGAGAAGCGTGTGAGCGACCTGTTGTTTGCCACCAACACCCCATTCACTACTGCTGACCAGAGCGCGATTTCGGCCTACACGAACGCCAACCTGGCCAACATTGATGTGGCTGGTGATGTGGCTGGCGCTCGCACCGAGCTGAACAAGCTTGGTTATGAGGCCAACACAGTCATCATGTCTGCCCCTGTGTTTGAGCGTATCCGCCGCACCACCAAACTCCAGAACCAGTTCTTCGGTGTTATTTCTGACACCAAGGGCCGCCTCTTGAGCGAGAGTGAGATTGCCGCCGCCCTCGGGGTTGAGCAGGTTCTCGTGGGCCGGGCCGCCATCAATTCTGCCAACAAGAACAAAAGCTACTCCGGTGGCTTCATTGTTCCCAACAGCCAGATCATTGTCGCCAATGTGCAGAGTGGTCAGTTCACGGCTGGTGGAGTTGGCCGGACTCTGGTGTGGTCTGCTGATGCTCCCGGAGGCTTTGTCTCCGAAAGCTATCGTGATGAAGCCCGCCGCTCCAATGTTCTCCGTGTTCGCATGAACACCAGCGAGAAGATCATTGACGCGAATGCAGGTGTTCGTATCACCACCAGCTACGCCTAAAGATTGCTGATTGTGTGTTCCTTGAGGGGGCTAGAGCCTAAAAACTCTAGCCCCTTCTTTTTGACACAAGGAGAACAATACCATGGCAGATATTTCCACTTCTGAACCTTACTACGACCAAATCTCTCACGCCGCCAGGGAGGGGACACAATATGTTTCCACAACTGGAAGTGCAGTATCTGGAAGCTTTGCCGGCCTGGTTGCAATCACAGATGCAAAGTTTTATGCCATTACCTCTGTGGTTACTGGAATGTCCAGCTTTGCAAGCGTTACTCTTGCCAACGCCATTACGATTCCCGCCGGCACTTACCTAGCTGGGGATGTCTCGTCATTCCAGATTCATTCTGGCATTGTTCTAGCCATCGGAGACTAGTCCCGTGGGCTACGGCCTTCGCTATGGATTCGGGCTAAAATCCAGCCCGATGATACATCAGTTCGATGCTAATGCGCTGGCATATTTTAGCACGGCATCCATAACTGATCTTTCTACAAAAATACAAATCAATGATTTTGTAAAGGGCTTAAAGCAACTTGGGATGTGGACTACCAGTTCATGCCTATTATTAAGGCAGGGGCAAAACACACCATCTGGAAATACATTATATGTTTTAGGTGGGGACTCTGGAGGGCTAACAACCGCAACACTTAATGCAACAACCACAAGGCCAATAAGAAATCAGAATGGTCTAAACTTCCTTACTGGAGACACGACATCCAGAGTAAATACTCAATCACTATTTAGGGGACAGCCTTTTAATGTTTATGCGGCAGTTCACCTTCCAGCCGTATCTGGAGGAATTATTTTTAGTGGAAGTGTATTTGGCGGAAGCCCAATAATTTGCCAGACCAATGCTTCCTCACAGCTTACTCTTTCTACTGGGGCAACCATCCTCACATCTACCGCAACCTACCCAGCCTCACCTCAAAAATGCTGGGTTTCAGCAAAAGGCAATGGAGCGAGTTCTGCGATAGGGATAAATAATTCTGTAAATACTGGCAATGCTGGAACCGCACAAGTTACCCCGCTTTTGATTGGAAACAATACTAGCTCAAATGGTGCAAATAAGGATGTTGAAATAGCATTCATAATGATTCAGCAGAGTGGTTCAGCATCAGATATAGCCCTTAACACTAATATCTACGAGCTATATAGGGGAACCATAGGTCAAGGACTGAATCTCTGATGAAGTGGCTTGTCTTGGTATTGATTCTTTCTGGTTGCCAAAAGCCCATCCAGCATGAGGAGCTACCAGAAACAAAATACCCAGAAACCCCTGTGAATGGAGTGTGGGAAAATCCTTTTGAATAATTGACACAAACCCATCTGAAATCCTAAAAGAAATCCTTGAAAAACCCCATCAGCATTTATCTGATTTGTGGAAATGAAGAAGCTTACATTGGCAGATGCCTTGAATCCTTTAAGCCCATGGCAGAGGAGTTTGTTGTTTGCATCTCTAGGGGGAGCCTTGAGGCAGACAAAACTGAAGAAATTGCATTGGCTCACGGGGCTAGAGTTGTTCATTACAAAAATAAAAAGACTGATTGGAAGCACATAGACGATTTTGCTTCTGCCAGGAACACAGCCCTGGAAGCCTGTAAGAATGAATGGGCATTGTGGGTAGATGCCGATGATGTAATGCAACCAGGGGCAGAAGCCCTGGTGGATGATGCCATTGAAGAGGCCAACAAAAGAGGGGCTGATTTGATTGCCTTTAGATACGATGTTCAAAACGCCGGCCTAATCCCTTTGCGTGAAATGGCCAGCAGAAAAGGCAAATGCCATTGGAAGAACAGGGTTCATGAAATGCTGGTGGCCAAGGATTCAACAAAGATGTTTGGGATTGATAAGGTGGTTAGGGTTCACAAGCCCCATGGCTACAAAAAGGCTTCAGCAGACAGAAACTTTGCAATCCTAAAAGACACCCTGGAGCCAGCACCCAACAGCCTTTACTACACCCAGCAAGAATACTTTCTTTCCATGAATTGGGAGAAGTGTCTTGAGTTTGGGGCAATGGCTCTGATGTTTCCAGAGCTTGAGGACACACTTCGATATGATGTTCTCTGCAACATGGGCAGATGTTCCAAGCCAGAAGAGAGGCTTAAATACCTTGGCCAAGCCATCACCCTGCAACCAGACAGGAGAGAGGCTTATTATTGGGCGGGGCTTGAGTATGCTGGCAGGGGGCAATGGGTTAAGGCTTGGGGTTCTGCTAGGGCGGCCATGAGCCTACCAAGGCCATCCTCCCACTACTGGAACCAGGTTGAAGCAATCTATAACTGGCAAGCCATGGATTTATATGAAACTGCCTCTGTCTGTGTTGGCAAGACAGATGAGGCAAACAAGATGAAGAAGATGAAGCCAGCCCCCAGAATCACCATGGTTCATGCAACCAAGGGAAGGCCACAGGTGGCATGGCAAAGAAGGTTTCAATGGCTTTCTCTGGCTCAAAAGCCCCTGGAGGTTGAATGGCTGTTCATGGTAGATCATGATGACGCCATTGACTACACCCCCCACCAAGCCATTAGGTGCAATCCTGGTGGCATTATCAATGCCTGGAACCATGGGGCAAAATTGGCCAAAAGTGATATTATTGTGCAGATGTCTGACGATTGGAGCCCGCCAAGACATTGGGATGCCTCTATTTGCTCTTTAATTGGCTCTAAAAATGAGGATAAGGTTCTGGCAGTATCAGATGGCTACCGAACAGATAAACTCCTTTGTATGGCCATTCTAAACAAAAAGAGGCTGGAAACCCAGGGGGGCTGGCTCTTCCATCCGGATTACCAAGAATCAGATGGGCTATATTCAGACAATGAATTCACAGAAAGGGCTTATGCCGACGGTGTGGTGGTTGAGGCAAGGGATTTGAAGTTTGTGCATGAGAATCCTATTTACACCCAGAAGGAAGCGGATAAACAGCTAGTGAACCACAACAAGCCAGAGTTTTATGAAAAAGGTAAAGCCATCTATGAAAAAAGAAAAGCCAATTCTTGGAGCTAGAAAGGCCGAGTCTGGCAACAAAAAAGATTGGGGTGCTTAATGAAAAAGATGATCTTTAAGTATAAAAATGTCTTATACCCATCATACATTAAAACTGGAAATGCCTGTTCATTTATTGCCCAAACTGCAAAGCAATTCTGTGTTGGAGACGGGCTTGATATTGGTGGAATTTCTGGCTGGGTTCTTCCTGGGGCAAGACCAATCAATATACTTATTGACGACGAATATGATGCCTTCAATCTTCCAAATAAAAAGTTTGACTATATTTTTAGCAGTCACACGCTAGAGCATCTTCCAAAATATATTGACGCAATAGAATACTGGAAATCTCACATAAAGAACAACGGTGTATTGTTCCTATATCTACCCCATCCAGACATGGAGTATTGGAACCCTCAAAACAACAGAAAACACTATCATTTGTTTTATCCAGAAAACATTAAAAAGGTATTATGTGATGTTGGATTTAAGAATGTAATTAACAGCGAAAGAGACTTGTATTGGTCTTTTTCTGTTGTTGGATTCAATAAAGCATAAAATAAAATGATAAATGGATATATAAAAATTTCTGAAGGTCACATATACCAGGATAAAATTACCGGAGAAACACCAGTTTATTCAAGGGAATACTCTGAATTAACTTATGACAAATATCAAACAACCCAACAAATGTCCAAGTTGAGATTTGAAATTGCAAAAAAGTTTTTTAGATTTAATTCAATCCTTGATTTTGGATATGGCAACGGGAGCTTTCTGAATATATGTAATGAAAATGGAATTGAATGCTATGGTTACGATATTTCAGACTATCCATTAAAGCCAGGAATTGTAAGAGCAATAACCTATGGGATTGAGGTTGATTTAATAACATTTTTTGACTCAATAGAGCATCTTCAAGAAAGAAATCTTGAGGACTTTCTTGCTGGACTTTATACAAACCAAATACTTATTTCTGTTCCATGGTATCATCACATTGGGGATGATTGGTTTTTTCGCTGGAAGCACAGAAGGGAAAACGAGCATTTCCACCACTTCTCTCCATCTGGTCTTGCAACCATAATGGAGAGGGCTGGATTTACTCCAATATGGCACGGAAACCCAGAAGATGAAATAAGAAGGCCAACCAGCGACCTGCCCAACATTTTAACCATGGCTGGAATTAAATTTTGAATATAACAATTAAATACTCCCAAAGGCTTGGCGATGTGCTTCTATGTTTGCCAGCCTGCAAGTATTTGGCAGATAAAGGTCACAAAGTATTTTTTGATTGCTTTGCCCAATATCACGGAGTTTTTGAAATGGTTTCCTATGTGAAGGCTGGCCACAGGCAGGGGCCGGTCATTGACCTAGAAATCTGGCCAAATAAATACAATGAATATAGAAATAGCAAGAAAAGCTGGACTGATTTTGTATATTCCCACCATTCAATAAAAGACGCAGATAAAAATAGCATTGTTTTAGATAGACTTGGGGACGAGAGAGCCATTGGGCTTCCAGATAAATACCACCTAATTGCACCATTTGGCATTTCCCAGGGCTACCCAAGAAACCCAATAGATATAATTCAAATGGCCGTTAAAGAGCTTGGGAAAGAAAACATAATTATTTTATGCCCACCAGAATTTAAGATTGATGGCCTTGCAACCTATACGGCCCCTTCAGTTGAACAAATGGCAAAGGCAATTAGGGATGCTGAACAATTTTGGGCTATCAACTCAAGCCCTATTGTCCTGGCCAATGCCACCAGGAAGGGCAAGGAAACAAGATTCTGGGGGCAGAAAAATGGATTTGAAACAGATAACTGCCCGCCATTTGAGGGGCTTGTGCATATAGATTGACAGGTATAGTGGGTTGTGGGTGGCTCCATCCCAACTTCCTATTTTGGCACAGATTTGAACTACATGATAACAGACTTGTGGCAATCTGTCACAGGGCTTGGCTCAAATGCTGTTTCTGCAAGTGTCACAGACTTGGCCACCTCCTCTGAACTGGATGTGGGTGGAGAGGTTTTTAGAATCACCCAAAGTGTGGTTGTTTGTGCTTCCATGGTTTCTGCCCCTGTAATTGGTAGCCTTTGCACGGTCTCTGGTGTTGAGAGGATGATCGCTGGGTTCACAGAATCCACAGACGGCCTTTCATACACCATAGACCTGGCAGAGATTACCACTTAAAGCCATGGCCTCCATTGAGCGTGAGGTCGAGAATGGGCTTCTCAATGCTGTTTCTGCCATTTCTGGACTAAACAAGTTCACAAGTGAAAGAGGCACAGCCAGGACAATGCCCTATGTGCTTGCCCAGGCTTCCATAGCAAATGAGCAACTAGGGGTGTTTACAGGCGTTTTTGGGCTATCTGCCAGCCTTACTTATGTTGCAAGGGCAGATGATACAAGCAGACAGGCTTTTGACTCCAAATACCAATCCTTGGTTGATGAGCTATACAGGAACCCAGACCTTCCAGCCTATATGACAGAGGCAACCAACATCACGGTTTACCAGGCCAAGATCACCCAAGAGGAACCAACCATCAATTCCAATAATAGGTCATGGCAAAAAGCCATTACCCTGGACATCGTGGCCACAGCAAAGAAATGAGCCAAAGTATCCAATATAACCTTGAGAATGCCATTGCCAGCCTTCTGGCAGGGGTTTCTGGGGTTAATGTCTATACAGCCAACAGGATTGGCAGAAGGCTGATGCCCTATATTACCATCCAAACCAGCATCAATGGTCAGCTTTTGGGCAACTTCACAGGGGTATATGATTTGAATGTGGCTGTAAATTATTCCGACACAGCGGCCAAGATTACCCAAGAGCAGTTTGATGAGAAGTATTGCCAAATTTTTGACTCTTTCTATGAAGAAACTCCAGCCCTAGCAGTTAAGATACAAGATGATATTTTGAATACAAAGATATATATGGCTAGGATTACCGGCCAAACCCCATCAATTAGGTCTGATAGGGATGCTTGGGTTAGGGGGCTAACAATCAATGTGTTTGCCACACCAGAGGCAACCGCTGACGGCTTGAGAGACTATGACTTTAGTGAAGCCTTGAACAGCTTCTATATAGCCACTATTTAACAAAGGACATTCAGATATGGCACTCCCCATTCTTGACGGCAACCAGACAGCCGCCACCCTTTCCACGGTCTTAACAGGTGGTGAGCATATCCCCGCCCACACGGTTGTTTCTCTAGGCTCCCAAGCCATCACAGATGTTAGGAGTGCAGTCAGCGGAAGCGTTGTCTCCATCTCCAACTTCCCCTCCACCCAGACGATTGCGGGGACGGTTACGGCAAATGTTCCGCTTGTTGATGCCACTCTTGCCAGCGGGGTTACGCAGGGAGTTCCTGTTTACCTCGCGGGAGGAAGGGACGGAGTTGTTATTGATGAAATTAACTACATAAACAACATTCCCGCCATTTCCGGCACGGTCACGGCAAGCCTTTTCCCTCAAAATGGAACAGCAGTTCAAGTAGACGGTGGGCCTAATGATACGGTTGGGATTAGATTGGGATATAATAGTCAAACAGAGTTTATCATTGTTTCAGATACATCTGGCCTTCCAGTTCAAGGCACAGTCACGGCCAACAATCCATCCGGCGCACTGACCACCCGGTTCGGTTCCGTCACGACTGCAAATACCAGCCAGTTAACCAGCTGCGTGACCAATGCTTCCCGAAAATTTCTCCTCGTCCAAAACATCGCCACCAGCACCGTGACGATCGGGATCGGCTTTGCCCCCACCACCACCCAGGGCATCCAGCTGACGGCCGGAGCCGGGCTGACCTTCGATGCGTTTTGCCCGACCGGCGGGGTCTGGTGGCTGTCATCCACCACGGGATCGAACTTCTCGATCCTGGAAGGGTAGGCCATGGGATTCTTTGGCGGCGGCGGCAGTGGCGTGGATCTGGCCAGTCCTTCGGCCATCGGCTCCACTACGCCGAACACTGGAGCGTTTACCACGCTGTCGGCAAACAATGGAACGCTGACCTCAAGTTCTCCAGCCTTTACTCTTGCCCAGACATGGAACAGCGCAGGCGTGGTGTTTACGGCCTTGCGAGCCAACGTAACCGATACGGCTTCGGCTTCTGGTAGCTTGCTTTTAGATTTACAAACAGGAGGAACGTCTAGGGCAAAAATAGACAAATCTGGAAACTTGACGGCATTAAGTTTTACTTGCACACAAAATTCAACTCTTGATGGTATCATTACTAGGCAAGCAGCATTTTACGGCGGATCGGATTCAAACGGAACATTGATATTTCAAAACTCAAATTTTAACAATTTTAATATGCTAAAACTTGGCGGAACGAGTTCATCATTTCCGTCATTAAAAAGAAGTTCTGCAATTCTTCAAGTTAGACTCGCTGACGATTCTGGATACACAACACTAGACGCACAAATAAGACTTCAAGGGACTGCTCCAGCCACGGCAGGAGCAACAGGTACGGCTGGTGATGTTCGATATAATGCTGATTACATTTATGTTTGCACTTCCGCAAACACTTGGAAGCGGGTGGCGATTGCCACTTGGTAATTTATGAAACAAATAACCCTCACCGAAGAACAGGCCAAAAACGCCATGCAACTCCTCGACGTTGCTGTAAAGGCGGGAGGGCTGAACGCCTCCGTCTTGGCACTGCCGATTGCACAGGCGATTGAGGAACAGCTGGCCGAAAAGTCGAGGCCATGAATTGGTTTGTGATTGTTGCCGCCTTTTTCTGCCTTTCCTCATGCTCTCCAAGGCAGGCAAATCAAGGTCAGCTGCCAAACTACAGCGACATGGGGGCTGCCGCTGATGCTGGGAAAATTCAGCCGTGACGGCCTACACATACGGCGATTTTCTTGCCGCGCTTGAATATCTTGAGGCCGAGGGCTACATCGAGCGCTTCTTTGACGAGACCGGGGCGGAGTGCGTCCGTATCTGTGAGGGCGCAGAGGAGTGCGAGGTGTGAGTGATTCCGATATTTTGACCGAGCTCCGCATCGCCGTGGCGAGGATTGAGCAGCGCCAGATCCACATTCTGGAACTATTCGAGGACCACAAGGGCAAGATGAAGGCCCTCGAGAGCGAGGCCGGCACGATCAAGGGCCGGGTCTGGCTGATCTCCACCATCGTTTTCGGGGTGCTGGCGGCGGCTTGGGAAATCATTAAAGTTAGACTTCTTAACCACTAAACTTGACATAACAAAGGAGATAATTATATGGCGGCCGTAACGATTGGACAAGCTGGCTTGGTGTTTGGAGTAACAACTGAAGGCATTGGCCTGGTTCAAAGCTTCAGCGAAACTCGCAACATTGAGAAAAATGAAATTCGCAACAATGTTGGCGATATTGTTGGTGTGGCCTATTACAATGCCACCACAGGATACAGCCTATCTGTTGCTGTAACTGGTTCCTATAATGTGACTGCTGGTGCCGCCCTGGCCGCCTTGGCCAATGCCACCACCCTTGGAACCACCCGCATTGATTCCATCACCCTCAACAAGAGCAATGATGCCTTTGTGACGGTGGACATCTCTGCAACTGGCTACCCTAACGTAAGCTAAATTGGGCAATCTGGGTTCAAGCCCCAGACAATGAAATCCTAAAATGGAAGGCCAATCTTTCTGGGGAACCACCAATCTAAAGGTTGCTTCTGCTGTTGCGGCCTTTGGTGCAAAACTTCGCCCTGTCGACCCTGTTACTAGGGTAATCAGGGATGGCAGGGAACAGGTAACATTCTGGTTTATTTCTGATGGGAATGGAGACATTCCCAAAAAGGAAATGGAGAGAACTTGGGTGGAGATGCAGTCAGATGAAGAAGCCCCAATCAGATATGTTAGGGCGGCTCTTGAGAATCGGGAAACATTGCTAGGATTGGTTAAAAGGGCTGAACCAATTAGAATTATACAAATAGGTGGGCAAACCCTCATGGTGCCGGAGAATGCCAGCCTAGAACGAAAGAAGGCACTTTTAAGACATATATGAATGACATCCTACAAGAAGCACTAGAATCCGCCTTTGTTTCCCCAGAAAGGCAATACAAAGGAGAAGCCCTTGCCCCATACACAGAAGGTTCAAGGCTTCTTATGATACAGGCCAGGAGTGATGAGGATTCCACCCCATTCTTTGTGTGGGCTTTTGTATTCCTCCATATTCAGCTTCAGAAAAACAGGAAAGAGGCCATTAGGCTTTGCTGGAACAAAGACCTATTTAGGGAAGCTGTTCTGGATTGGATTGTAGACAAGACAGAGGCAGACAGGGAAACAGCCAGCAACCTGGTTGCCTCCATTCTGGATGAGGCTAACAAAGGCCAAGTTGAGCCAATCCCAACCCCAGGGGCAACAACCCAGGGAAACTGACACCGCCAACGGGAATAGCGGCTTCTGTATTCTCGTTGGCACAAAGGACAGGCTGGAGCATTGACTACATCTTGTGGGAGCTTCCAATGAGCTTATTCCACCAATCCAACCATGTGCATCTTTGGATGTCTGGAGTTAAGTTGAGAAGGAGAGCATATCTTGAGGCCACAAAATTTGAGGAGCTTGAAAAACAACTAGGTCTATGAGTTTCAAGTTAGATACAAGGCAGTTTGAGAGAAGGCTGGAACAATATATTCCATTGGCCAGAAAAGACATTGCAGATGAGCTAAACAGGCGTTCTGCCAATATCCTTATGAAAGCCATAAGGAACACAGAAAAGGCCAGCCTTGGGGCTTTAAGAGCTATCTTTAGCAAGTCTGCCACGGTCATGAGGCCAACCACATCAAGGAAAACAGGCATAACAAGATTCACCAAACCAAGGCAGAAGGTTATTAGGGGAACCTTGGATGGTTACAGAATAGCCAATTATAGAAGGAATATAAAAATGGGTAGAAGGCCAACAGGCAATCCTCCTGGTGGTGGGCTTGGCGGTGCATCCATGAAGGCTTATATTAGAAAAACATTTAGGGCTTTGGGTAGTGCAGTTGGATATTTGAAATCTGGGTGGATACCAGCATTAAGAGTTTTTAAGGCAAGCGGTGGGGCTGTTGATACGGCTAAACTTAAAGGCAAGAAGGGAACTGCCAGCTTTGGAGGTGGAACCAAGGCCAAGCCTGGTGATATTATCAGAAGCTATTTCTATTCAACAGCCAACCCAAGAACCTTTGCCAGAGGCCCGGTTTCAATTGATAAGAGACTTAACACAGCATTGCAAAAAGCTGTTGATGAAGAGACAGCAGACATGATGGTTTATATAAACAGAAAACTAAAGGAGAGGGCTGACAAAAGCCTAATGTCATGAGGAAGATTGCAGAGGGGGAGATTCTTGTTCATACCCAGAAGTCTGGCCAAAATGTGGACAGCCTTCGGCAATACCTCGCCAGCCTGCGGGCAGAATCTCAAAGGACAGGAACCAGCCTAGATCAACTTGCCAAAAGCATCTTCATGGCCAATGCCAAGGGTGCTTCTCTTGGAAGGGTGATTAAGGGGCTGGCCTCTGCGGCTGGCTTTGGTGGATTTGGAGCGGCCGCATATCTTGCCGTTGATAAGATGACCAGGGGGATTGTCACAGCCCAAGAAGAGTCAGACAAGCTGGCTGAATCTCTCAATAAGGCAGTTGGTGCAAAAGCGGCAGACAGCATTGAGGGAACCACCCAGAAAATGCAATCCCTCACAAGTGTCATCAATGAAACCAGGGGAGCCATTGGCAAGCAGGGAATCATGAACTCCATTGCCGCATTCTTTTTCAATGATGATGCAGACAAAGCGGCCAAAGCCTTTGAGAAGGCAGTTGAAACAAGGATTGCCCTTGGAGACAAGCTTACCCAACAAGAGGCTGAAAGAATTGCACAGCAGAAAATTATCATGGGTTTGGATGATGAGATGGCAAAGGTTTTTAAGATAAACCTTGAAACAAGAAAAAAGCTTTCCCAAATTGAGGCAAATGACAATCTAACTGCCCAACAAAAGGCACAACAATCAGAGCTTGCAAGAGAGGAGCAGTCAGACAAATTAAGGCAATTAAGGGTTGAAAAAGAAAAAGACGCAAACAAAAAGATTTTTGAAGAAAAAAAGAAGTCTGATGAAGAATTTGTAAAAATATCATTAAAGATAAACGAAAGCCTAATCAAGCAAGAAGATGAATTGTTTAAGAAAAATGCTGAAAACTACAAAAAGTCTCAAGATGAAAAAGTAAAAGCCGCAGAAGAGGCAAATAAAAAGATTTTGGAATCCTCAAGAAAAGCCTCTGAATCAATACAGAAATCAGACCAACAGGCGGCAGAGCAATCAAGAATTGCACAGCAAGCCGATATTGATGTTCTTGGAGGCTCAAGGGCTGGCAAGGAAAGAATCTTGCCAGAAGCAAGACGGAGAAGGGAGCTTCAACTTAAAAGAGAGGATTTCAGAACTCAAAATGCAATCCTTGGTGCAGAGGCATCAAGACTCTCAAAGATTGAGGGCAGGGTTGTAACAAAACAAGATATTAGGAATAGAATTGCAAAGAGGGTTGCGGCTGGAGAATCACCTGCTTTGGCCGAAAAGCTTCAAGCTAGCGCATCTGGGCTTGATGCATCTCAAGTCTCCAGAAGCGTTGCTGAAAGCAGAATGAAGGCAGAGGGGCAAGAGCTTCCAAACTTATTGAAAAAAGTCGAAAATATTTTGCAGACGCTTTCTGTTGCACCCCTTGTTACAAGTGGGAGTTAAATATGGGTTTTTTAATAGCTGGTTCTCCATCATCTGGCCAAAAAGTGTTGAGAAGGCAACAATACTCTAGGGAGATGAACGGCCTTGAAATGATGATTGAAACTTACGTTGTAAGAACATCTGATGTGATAAGCATTTCACCAGCAAAAGACACAACGCACTTCTCTTTTTCAACAGCATCAGAAAAGTATAAAAGACTTGCAGTTGAATCTGTTTCCTACAATGAAATGGAGGGAGGAGTTTCAGAAATGAATGTTTCATTTGTTGGGCTTACTTCTGAAAAGGGACTGCCTCCAGCAATCGTCTCCTTGGTTCCTGGCTTTGAGGCTGTATTTGGCCCGCCAATATCCATAGTGGCAGAGCTTGTTTCAGATTTATCAGTTGCAGAAATAGTAAAATACAGGCTTTCTTCTTTATCTGCACCTCCACCGCCCAGACAATATACACGATTCGTACGAATGCCATCTTTTATCAATGGAACAAGAATGCCATCAAATCCTCAAGAGCCATACAATAGATCACGCACATCAACGATTGGTGGTGTTATTGATATAGTTGATATTTATGAAGGATATTGTTTTTCTGATTCCATTGATGTAACAACTAGAGGACAATTTAATGTTGTAAGGGCAACATTTGCAGAAAAAAGTGTTTTTAGAAATAGTCGAAGTGTATGATAGAACCAAGGCTTAAAGAACTTAAAAGCCCATCAAGGCTTGCCCTAGGCTTTTTTAATAGTGTAATAAGAAGAATCGAATGCACAAAACCCCTCGGTAGCACATCAATAACTGCCATTCAGACCAATGATGGATTTATTATTAGACTAATTGCAAACTCTGTAACACTAAATGTATGCAGTAATGGAACGCCAGATACATTGGTTGTTCTATCTATTCCAGAAGAATAGAGATATTGACACTAGGAGAACATTGAAATGGCTCAAACCCTTGATTTCTACATTGATGTAAGCAATGGCCAGGTTGTGGCCGCTGGCTCTGTTCAGAGTGGGGTTCTTCCTACTCTAACCAGGAACGATTCCTATACCTTTAGGGTTCGGCTTCAAGAGAGAGACACCAACAACAACCTTCGGGACATCAACACCACAGGCTCCTCTGTAAAGCTTGGGATTGGTGAAATTGATGACGGCCCAACTTCTGGAGCCTTCAAGCTGGTTATCAACGGAGTCACATCCAATGCCATCACCTACAATGCTGATGAGGCCACGGTTGCTGGCTATATTTACACAGCAGTTTCAAACAATGTTTCCACGGTAGTCACCTATGGGCTTGAGCCAGATTCATACATTCTCACAGCCACCCAGCCCAATACGGCCATGTCTTTTGGAGGAAGTTCATTCACCCTGTTTCCAACAAGTTCTGTTCTTATCAGCACCAGGAGATTTCCCGCTGTTGGGGTTGAGGCACAGCAGATTGTTAAGCTTCGCAGAAACCCTGCTGTTTATGCAGACAGCTTTGTTCAAAGTTCTGTTTCTGGGGTTGTAAATATAGTCAAAACCCAGGATGGCTCCGCGGCTTCAGCCCTAAACGAAACCTACAAGCTGACCATTGGAAGAGATGCAGAGGGTGGTGGAGTGGTTCTTAACTACGGCACAAACTCAACCACAGCCATCCCCATTGGCTCTTCAGCAGTTAGCTTTAAAGAAGCCCTGTCTGCTGTCACAGGCATTGGTGCAAACAACATTTCTGTTGATTCTGGGGACAATTTGAATGAATACACCATTTCATTTGTCCGTGCCCTTGGTGCAACCAACATCGCCACAGCCCTCTCTGTGGACACATCTGGGGTTATCTTTGCCAATTTCCTAGAATCCACCGTCACCATGGCCACGGCGGAACTGGATGAGCTTTTTGCTGAAGCTGGCACAGACACCATCAGCCCCACCTTGGAGATTGAGCTAACCAGCGGTGGAACGCCAAAGACGGTCTATCAAAATGACATTGTTGTTCGTAGAGACTTAATTACCACGGGTTCAGTTGTTCCGGCCGCACAAGCCAGCTATTACACAAAGTCTGAAGCTGATGCCCTTTTTGTGGAGGATGATGCTCTTAATGTGGATGCAACCAATAGGGAGTTGATTGATTCTGGTGTGGTTCAATCAATATCTTGGGAATCTAGGAAGCTATACAATGCCTCTGGAAATGAAGTTCTTCGATACGATCAGGGGCTTGGCTTCTTTGGAGTTACCGCAACTGCCCAGCCAACAGGCCCGAATGTTATTTCCAATGCTATTTCCCTTGGACTTATTGCATCTTCATCAACCTATGGAGTTTTACCAGGGTCGATCAAGACAATCACAACCTCTGTTACTCTCACATTTGGAACCGTTGCGGCCAATGACACAACTTCAGTTACAACAACCATTACAGGCTCAAACATAAACGACATTGTCTTGCTTGGACTTCCCAATTCTTTATGCGCTGGGCTTTCCTTTTACGGTCATGTTACAACTGCAGATGTTATTGAAATTGATGCTGTTAATGGAATCAATACAAGCAAAACTCAATCTGCCCAAACATACAGGGTCACGGTCATAGGCTACTAAACAAGCCCAAGAAATCCCATGGGCAAGGTTCTTCACGCTAGTTACAGCGGGTATTTTCCATTCTGCATTGAGGAAGCCCCAGAGCCAACAGAGGAGGGGAGTGTGGTTGGAAGTGGGACTATTTACCCGCTTGGGATGTCTTTGGAAAATGCAATGAAGTTATATTGGAGAATGAAAAAAATAAAATTAACTACTCCAAGGGCATCAGCCACAGCATTTGCAGAATCAACAAAACAATCAGAGGAGTTTTTGGTATGCACCCCAAACCCTATTGCTGGAACTGCATCATATTTTACCACAGAAATATTAAGATATACTGATTTAAGTATGTTTTTTCAAAGCCCATTTATTTATAAATATAATGATTTATACTATCCCAATATACAACTATCTTTCATAGATCAAGATTTTGACCCCGGCGGCTCAACAATAATAGTCGGTCAATTTTTTTCATTACAAATAGATATAGATTATTATGTATATTCAACATATAATTTCCTTGGGCTTGGAGAAATTGATTTATATGCTTTTGATGTTAGAGGTAGCCCAGAATTGGGTTCTATTGAAGTGAATGAGTATTGGTCTTATGGTGGAACTTGGAACACATCAACTGGCCTCCCTGCCTAATTGACACTAGGCAAAAGGCATGGATTCCATCATTTCTTTCATCACCTCACAGGATTGGATTGCTTGGCTTGGTGCTGTGACCGCCCTTCTGGGTGCTGTCATTGCAGTTGCTCAACTCATCCCTGGAGATGAGCCAGAGAACACCCTTCAGAAAGTGGTGGATTTCCTGGCCAAGTTCTCCCGCAAATAATGTTTGAAGCTTCCCTCACCATAGGGGGAACCATTCTTGCCATCATCCTTTGGTGGTTGCAGAACAGGGCAAAGAGCAAGAAGGAGCTTGAGAGGGATGAGATTCGCAAGCAAAGGGAGGCCAGGGATGAGCAGATTGATTCTTGGCTTAATCGCTAGTGTTGCACTTGTAGGCTGTGCCACCACCAGGATTGATGATGGCGTTGCACCATCCTCTGATTCCATCACAGATTTTATTATGCGATGGGATGCCCTGGACAGGCAGAAGGCCAGCCAGGACGAATACAGAAGGCTCTACGCCCAAGCCCTAAAATCCCTTTCCAGAAGCCTTGAGGAGACAGACAAACTCAAGGCACAGCTTAACTCCAAATGACCTTCAGACAGGCCATTGAGAGAAGCAATGAACACATTGCCAAGCTAGAGCCATCTTTTGGGGAGAGGGTAGCCAAGTGGTATAAAGAGCTTTTCGATAAAAAGATTCCTGTTTTAATTTACTGCTCCACAAGGACGCCAGAGGAACAGGAGGAGCTATACGCTAGGGGAAGAACCAAGCCTGGGGCAAAAGTAACCAATGCCAGGGGGAAGCCAGCCCAGAGCCTCCACATCCACGGAAAGGCCATTGACGCCGTCCCCTTGGCGCGATCGGAGGCCGGTGGATACTTCACGGCTTGGGATGACGAAGTGACTTACGGCATCATGAGGAAGATTGCAGAAAAGCATGGCCTCCGGTATCTCGATTGGGAAACACCCCACTTTGAGGATGCCAATGTTTCTGGCTGGAGAGAACTGGTTTCCATTCCAAAGAAAGAAATCCAAAAGGCTGTGGAAAAGAAAACCAAATCCATTGCCAAAAAAAACCCCTGGGCTAGTCGTTGAAAATGACAAAGAAGATAAAGGTTGTGGCAGACAATGAATTTACTGACGCCCACGCCCAACATCTTCACCAGATACAAATGGCCGCTTCTGATATGCTTGAAACCAAATACAAAAGAGGCCAGGCCGAGCATGGGGGTAGCCTATGGGCAACACCCACAGCAAAGATTGTTGAGTCATCTTTGGAAGAGGCGACGGATCAACTCACATACCTTTTGACCATGCGCCAGCAAATGAGAATCATAATGGAGCTTGCGTACGAGGGCATGAAAGACGATTCAGTCTGTGCTTTGACTGCCAGGGAGAATTGCAGAACAATATGGTATGTGATTACAGGCAGAGATGACGGTGCAAAAATTTAAGAAGTTCCTGGCTGTCTCCTGTTCCCATGGCCACTTGGCAGACGCCAGGGCAACCAAGGCTGTGCTGGAGTTTAAGAAGAGGTGGAAGCCAGACCTTACCTTGCATCTTGGCGATGCCATTGACCTGGCCGCCTTTAGGGCTGGTGCTATGCGTTCCCCAGATTCAGCAGACAGGGCCGCAAGCATCTCTGAAGATTTTAATGCGGGCATAAACTTTTTACAGCTTTTAGAGCCAAATGTTTTTTTTATTGGTAACCACGAACATCGAGTTTACGAACACCAGTATTCCCCCAATGCCATCCTTGCCCATTGTGCCACCAGTTGCTTGGCTGACCTTCACCAAGTCTGTAAAGATTTGAGGGCAGAGATTGTTCAATACGACATCATGAAAGGCTGGAGAGAGTTTGGTGGAACCCTCTTTGGTCATGGGTGGATGTTCAACGAGCACGCCGTTCGCGACCATGTCGAAATGATGAAGAAGCCAGTTGTGATTGGGCATCTGCACAGGGTGGACAGGGCGGCTGGCAGAAGTGTGGGCGCACCAGTTGGGTGGACTATTGGATGCTTGGCCAATGTGGATTCCATGCACTACGCCAGGAGAAACAGGAGTGTCACCAGATGGCAACACGGCATTGCCTGGGGAGAATACAACGATCACGATTGCATTGTGAATGTTCTTTCACCAACCAGCAAAGGAGAGTGGAGATTCCCATTGTGAAAAAATCCCCCAGCGTTGGATGGAGTAAAAAGAAATTTAATGGCGAGTGGGCAAAGACCCTTCAAAGTTTTATGTCGAAACAACAGGAAGATGTTCCCAGCGGCTGGCTGACTGGCGACAAGGCTCTTCGAAAAATGGGCTTGATGGGCTCATCCTCTGGCCAGAGAAACAAACTCTTGAACCGCATGGTCGAAGAGGGATTTTTGGAGAAAAAGGATTTTAGAATTTTCGATGGTTCGGGACGCAGAATTACCCCAATCAGCCACTACAAAATCGCCAAGCCTTCGTAAGTTGTTGGTGTTCAATGAAATCCTTTTGCAGAAAAACCATTGACAAACCACCAATATATATTAAACTTGGTGAAGATGGAAAAAGAAACCAACCAGAAAGGAAATCCTATGAACACAATCGAGCAAACCAAAAAGAAGCTTAAGAAATCCCCCAAGGGAAATCCCATTGATTTCTCCGGTCGCTCTGGAATCTATTTGTATTCGGAGTGGCTTGCCTATGAAGGCTATGAGGATGGTGGTGCGTGGGTTCACACCTACCGCGATGTTGAAGGCGAGAAGGCTCGTTATGCCTACCTCAAGGCGCAAGCCTTGTCGGAAGATCGCGAGTTTAATAGCAAGATGGGTTTGGTCTAAAATAAAGAAAGGAAATCCTATGCAACCAATCGAAACACCTAAAGCCAAAAGAAAGTTCAGCCAATCTTGCAATAGCAAGCAAGAGTTCATTGATATGATTTGTGAGATGCGGGAGGCTGCTGAAAAGGCCAAGCCAGACCCAGAATGCACATGGAGTGAGGAAAGGCAGGTTGGGTTTCAAGATGGAAAATGGTCTGCCTTTGATTGGATATTGATGGAGCTTGCCAAATCCCCAGACAGCAGAACTTACTAACCAAGAAAGGAACACACACAATGCAACCAATAGAAATGCCTAAAATACAGAAGCCAGCAAACCAGAAGTATTGGGAAAGAAAAGGGGTTAAGTTTGTTAAGAGCAAATGCATCCCCATGAGCTTGAGCGGAGCAATGGGAGAGGAGAGGGATAGCTGGACTGCCTACTACAAGAAACAATACTTTGCCTCTGGTGGCTACACTCTTGAATCTATTCTTGATTGGATGGACAGCAAGAAAGACAAGATGCTTCAAAGAATGAAGGCCATTGATGATGGGAAGAGGTAAGCATGAGCATTAAAGACTTCAACCAGGTGGCAGAGATCATTGAATACATCCATGATGCCCATGGAGTTTCCTCTGTGGTATCCAATGAAATCCTTGAGAGAATGGCAGAGGCTTTGATGAACTCCCAAAAGTTCAACAAGGCCAAGTATATTATTGACTAAAAAAGTCATTGACACATTAACCACACCAGCACAGAACAAGAAAGGAACACAAAATGAAAGCAATCAAAACCTACAATCTAGTCATGCTTGGCATCTTCATTGGCATGGGAATTTATTCCTGGCTGGAGTTGCTGTGCAAATGATTCTAGGAATCTTCCTAATTGTCTTTGGCCTTGGGCTTTGCCTGTTCTTCCACAGGCTTGGCAACGCCATCCAACAGAATGAGCATGAGAGGGAAAGATTTGCCCTCCTGGTTGCCCAAGAGCTGGACAGGCTGGACAAGGCAATCAAAGAGAACAACAGGATGATTGATGAGGCAGAGGCCATGGTTGAACCACAACCAAAGTGGTTTGGCAGAAACTAGGAGCCTAATGAAATCCTTGAAATCCCATAAGCAGTTTGAGTTGGTGTGGAGGGCAATGAGGGGGCCGGAGCTTGTTGCTGAATACAAGTTCCACCCAACCAGAAAATGGAGGGTGGACTACTGGCACAACTCTGGTGTGGCCATTGAGGTGGAGGGTTCTGTATGGACAAGAGGACGGCACACCAGGGGTTCTGGATTTCTGGCAGACATGGAAAAATACAATGCCTTGGCAGAAAGGGGCGTGCTTCTTTTTAGGGTTCCAGCCCATGAAATAACATTGAAGTGGCTTGCACCAATCTATGACTGCATCAACAGGGGTGGCTCCATGGCCTACCTAAAACTGCTAAAGAAAGTTTAATATGCCAGCCTTCTTTGAAGAATATCAGAGAGAGAACAATGACATGAGGCGTCAAGCCTTTGTTGATTGGAGGGAGAGGTTTTTGAGGGTTGAGGATTCCCATGCTGGACAAAAGACCAAAGAGGAAAAAGAGGCAGAGAAGCAAGCCAACATGAAGATTGCCAATAAGCAACTCATTGAGATGTTCCACAACAATCCACAACTTCATTTCAAGGAACTGGCCAAAGAGCTTGAGCATGAAATGTTCTGCCTAATGAACAAAAGGCCATACACACCCAGGTATATTGATGGATTACCAGGCTATTGGGATTACAGGAAAGAGCATGGAGATCATTGGATTTTAGAGACAAGGGAAAGGCTTCCCTACGAATAAACCAACAGAAAGGAATACACAATGAGTGAACTAGCAGTTACCAACACAGGAGTTGCCCAGCATATCCGACAGGCCACAGATGTGGCTGGAGCTTGCAGGGAAATAGTCAAGGCCACAGCCCAGAGGATTGGAAGCAAAGATTATGTTAAGGTCGAGGGCTGGCAAAGCATAGCAGTTGCCCACGGCTGTGTTGCATCAGCCAGGGATGTTGAGAGGGTTGAGGGTGGCTGGCGATGCATTGGTGAGGTAAGGAGAATGGACAATGGCCAGGTGATTGCCACAGCAGAGGGCTTCCTTGGTGATGACGAGGAGATGTGGGCAAAACGTCCCACCTATGCCCGAAGAGCCATGTGCCAGACAAGAGCCATCAGCAGGGCGTGTCGCTCCGCATTTGCCCATGTTGTTGTTCTAATTGACCGCAACCTATCCACAACACCAGCAGAGGAAGTTCCCATGGGTGGGTTTGAGGAATCAAGGGAACTGAACACAGACAAATACGAGGAGCCAACCAAGGCAGAGGTGAAGGAGATTACTGCCCAGCTTGTCTCTGAAAAAGTCACCAAGGATTCAGAGATTAAGGATATGGTTGTGGGCTTTGGCAAATACAAAGGCCAGACGGTCAGACAGATTGCCAGATCATCTGAAGGATTCTCCTGGCTGATGTGGCTGAATGAACAGCCAATGAAGAATGCCCCAGATGGTCAGCCCTATAAGAAGGATGTGCAACTACGGGCAGTCATCAAGGCTGTTATTGATGAGGATGAAAAAGATGAAATACCATTCTAACCCAGAGATCAAAACCCTAGAGGAAAATATGTTGAAGCAAGTAGATAATAAACTTCATGAGTTGTGCAGTAGTGTGGCAAAGGCTGAAAGGGAAAGGTGTGCAAGTCTCATTGATGCCTTGAGAGATGGCCACGAAGACCCCATTGCAAGAGACATTCTTGGAGACACAGCCACGGCCATTAGGAGAATGAGCCATGCCAGCTATTGAGGTTGAGGTTCCACAGCAAAGATTTGGATTCATCCAATGGAGAAAACCCAATGAAACACCAACAGACAATCAAAAGATTCTGGCTGTCACAGGGAGGGGGGAGGTTGTGGCTGGTCGCTACCTTTCCGGCTCTTTCTATGCTAACACTTGGAACCGCATTGAGCAGGTTTCTTGGTGGGCTTTTTGGCCAGAAGCACCAAGGCCACATCAATGATAGATTCCCTTTTTTCCATAGGGAAGAGTTTGGTGGGGCTAGGTATTTTTATTGGAGTTTTAGTGGGCTTGGGTGCTGGGGTATTTGCCGCAGTTGGCTACGCCTACGATCAAATAAGAAAGGAAAAATATGAGCGTAAAAAGACTAACCTATTTGAATGACCTTTTGAAATACACAACCAAAAGGCTGGATGATTTGAAGAGGCATTGGAGCCATGCAGAAGAGAAAAGCTTCAAGGACATTCTTCAGCACGCCGACCTTGCAGAGCTTATGGCCAAGGAGTTGTTGGCCAGGGCAAAGAAGTATCAGAAGATTGAACTGGAGAAGAGGGCAAAGAAGTGAAGTTGCCATGGCTTAAGTTCTTTCCTGGTGATTGGCTTTCAGATGAAGCCTTGCGGGGTTGTAGTCCATCAGCAAGGGGGCTTTGGGTTGATATGATTTGCTTGATGGCCAAAAGCAAAAGGCACGGCTATCTGATGGCTGGTGATAGGCCAATGGGGGCAGAACAGCTTGCAAGAATCTTTGGTGAAACCCTTGAAAAGACATCGGAGTTGCTGATTGAACTTGCACAGGCTGGAGTGTATTCCCTTGATAAAGACTTTATATTCTCAAGGAGAATGGTGAAGGATGAGTATGGCCGTAAGTCAAACAGGGATAGGGTGTTACGCTTTAGAAATGGCCATGTAATGCCAGATGTAATGCAAATGAAACGTGGTTGTAATGCAAATGTAATGGGGCAGAGGCTAGAGGCTAGAGGCCAGAGGCTAGAAAAGAGAGAGAGGACGCTGGTGCGTCCCTCGTTGGCTGATTGGGTTGCCTATGGTTCAGAAATTGGATGGAACAAGGCAGATGCAGAAATGGCTTTTGACCATTACCAGGCCAACGGATGGAGAGTTGGTGGGAAAGCCCCTGTTAAGGATTGGAAAGCTTGTGCAAGGAATTGTCACAGAATGTCGGCAAACAGAAACAACAACACACTACAAAAAGGAACACAGCAAACAATGAAACCAAAACCTCAATACAAATCCTCTTGCGAATCAGCACCCCTTTACAGGGTGATGGGATTCTCCAGCTATCAAGAATGGCAGAATGCCGGAGCCCCTGTGTCATGATGACCAATCCAGAGCTAGCATTGCCAGCCACCATTTACAGGGTGGGTGAACTGGAGAAGAAAATTAAAGAGATCATGGATAGGATTGATAACACAAACCAATCCATTGGAACACAACTGAACCAGATAAAGGCCTGTATGGTGGTGAAGGAATCTTTACCAACCATGGAGGGTAAGCCCATGCAAGAGATCATTGTTCCAGAGGCATTGGCCTTTGCCAAGGGAAGGAAGTTTAAGAAGGGCAAGAAGTTCTTCAATGCCTCAAAGAACAGAACAGCAGAGATTGTGGCCAGACGCTGGGCAATGTGGAGAGATCAATACAATGCTGGAGTTCCAGCTTCTGTGATTGCCAGGGCTTGGGGCTGTGACCATTCCACAATTCTGAATGCCAAGGCAAGGAACTGGGAGTCCTACAAGCCCAAGGTGGTGGCCAAATGAGCTTCCACTTTGCATCACAACTCACCATGCCATTTGTGGAGCCTGGTGAAACCCACCACCCAATCAAACCCATTGGCTCAAAGCAATGCCAGCAGGTTCTATCCCACTTGCAGAGTGGGAAGCCAATCACAGCCCTGGAAGCCTTAAAGCTTTATGGGATTTTTAGGCTGGCCAGCAGAATCCATGACCTCAAAAAGAATGGCATTGCCATCAAGAGCAGGGATGTGGAGACTGAAACAGGCAAGAAGATTGCCCAATACTATGTTGATTAAAGACCTGCCAACCAAAAGGAAGGAAGTGATTCTGTATAAAATACAGGTCTGCGACCGGAACCTGCTTACCTGGAAAGAACTTCCTACTGCCTATGAATCCCTTGCACTTGCAAAGCTGAAGGCTCCAAAAGCTGGAAGGTCAAGGATAGTCAAAAGAACAGACAAAGGATGGGAGGTGGTTGAATGAATGTTGCCCTAATGACAACAGATATGCTTATCAAAAAAGTATCTGGTGGCTCATCAGAAATGGAATCCTTGTGCTGGCAGATGACCAAGCATTACAGGGAAAGAAGCACAGCACAGACAGACTTTGAGGCTGGGTGGTATAGGTCTGTTCAATCTGGAAGCCCAGACTTTTCAATATATGATGGGGAAAGATATGTTCCAGAGGCAACGGCCTGTTACCTGGTGTATGCAAAAAGATACATAAAGACAGCATCAAGCTTCATTGAGGGCAAGTGGCCGGTTGATGAAATTTGGGATTTGGGATGTGGCATTGGAGCATCAACAGCCCTTCTCAAGCTTTTGTTCCCAGGGGCATATGTGTTTGGCACACAACTACCATCAGAACAAAGGAAGATTGCTGAAATGTTTGGCAGGGAATGTGGATTCAAAATAGCAGATTCAATGCAAAGCAATCCTGGCTCGGCTGTATTCATGCTGGACTACTTGGAGCATTTCAAATGCCCAACAGAACATCTGCAAACAATCATAAGCCAAAAGCCCAGGTTGCTTGTAATGGCAAACTCGTTTGGGGCTACGGCTGTTGGGCATTTCCCAGAATACAAGATTGGTGATTCAGTATTTACAAACAAAGAGACAGGCAGGCACTTTGGCCAATGGCTAAAGAAAAATGGCTACAAAAGAGTCGAGACAGGATTCTACAACAACAGGCCAGCCATTTGGGAGAGGGCAGAATGAGTGATGCCATTCACAAACAGGCCAGCTTGTTTGGCGGTGAGCTTGAGCCAGACCAGGATGATGCAAAGTATTCTGGAAAGATTGAAGCCCCAATCTACGAGCCAAAGAACAAGAAGCCACATCTGATGGAACTGGTTGATTTATCAAAAACAAACAGCCTTATTAGGGAGATCATTGCTTCAGACATTCCACAAGATGTGAAGGAGTTTCTGATTGAGGCGGCCAAGAGGCATAGTGTGTTCAATTATGAAAAGATTGCAGACTACTACTCCCATGCATCACCAGATGTTCAAGCCCTTATGGAGAAGTCTGCCCTGGTCATCATAGACTTTGGGAAGGCTATCCAGAATGGATATGTAAAGCTTTGTGAAGAGATCAAGAGCCAATACCTTGAGCATACAGACTGATTTTGCCATTTTCATACTCACCCACGGCAGACCAACCAATGTAAAGACCATGGCCACCCTACAAAGGGCTGGCTATACAGGAAGTCTTTACCTGGTTGTGGATGACGAGGACAAGACCCTGGACAAATACATTGCCAACTTTGGCAAGGACAGGGTTGTTGTTTTCAACAAAAAGCAGATGGCAGACCAAGTGGATGAGGGCAACAACTTTGATGAGAGAAGGACAATCACCCATGCCAGGAATGCCTGTTTCCAAATAGCCAAAAACAAGGGGCTAAAATACTTCATGGAGCTTGATGACGACTACATCTCTTTTGAATACAGGTATGTAAGCAAGTGTGGCCAGAAGCTTAACGTGCATAGAGTAACCAACCTGGACTCCATCCTTGAGCTTTACCTTGGATTCTTCAAGGCAACAGGCTTCTCAAGCATTGCCTTTGCCCAGGGCGGAGACTTCATTGGTGGAGTTGAAAACAGATACGCAACCAAGAAGCCCCTAATCAGAAAATGCATGAACTCTTTCATATGCTCTACAGACAGGCCATTCCAATTTATTGGGGCAATGAATGAGGATGTGAACACCTACGTCACCCTTGGCTCACGGGGTGTGCTGTTTGGAACAATCCCAATGGTAAGCCTGGTGCAGACAGCCACCCAGAGCCAGAAAAGTGGAATCACAGATATGTATTTGAGGTATGGGACATTTTGCAAAGCCTTCACCACGGTGATGATGCACCCATCAAGTGTGAAGGTTTCCATGATGAACACCAGCAACCCCAGAGTTCACCACCTAATCAAGTGGCAGAACACAACCCCAATGATTATTTCAGAAGGCCACAAGAAGCCTGTGGGCAACCTGTGACAAAGAAACCACCAACATTGACACCACAAAGACCAAAGCTAGGCAAAACAGATGGCCATTGAATCAGCCCAACTGAAAGCTGAAAGGCTTTTGAATGAACTCTGCCCAGACAGCACAGAGTTCAAGAAGCTTACGGCCAAAAACAGGAGCCAAGAAAAGATTGATTTGTTGAGACAGGCCATTGCCATCCTTCTGGTTGAGGGAATCCCAACTGCTGTGGTTGCCAGGGTGCTTAAACTTGGCCAGGGAGCAGTTCAATACCACGCCAGGTGGCTAGAAAAAAACGGTAAGATTGTTAAGCCTAGCAGATTTGCACATTGGATTGATGCCAGGGGAGCAGACCAATGAGGATTCTGGCCATGCTAATGCTCATTCTGGCTCCATGCCATGGGGCAAACATACTGATAGACCCAAACCCCAAGCCAAAAAAGGTGCTGAAGGCCAGGATAACAGCTTATTGGGCTTACCCAAAGCAAGACCCATGGACAGCCAAATACCAAAGTTCAACAGGCAAGAGGCTGGTTAGTGGAAAATCCTGTGCAGTCGACCCCAGAATAATTAGGTATGGCTCCAAAGTTAGAATTAAGGGCAAGACTTACATTGCAAAGGACACAGGCACAGCAGTTGTGGCCAGGAAAGCCAGCAGGGGCAAACTGCCAGTTGTGGATTTGTTTTTTGCCACCCAGAAGCAGGCCATGGCAGAGCTAGGCAAGATTGGCAGGTATGCCTGGGTGGAGGTTGAGAATTAAAAACGGTATGAGCATTGGCAATCAACAAGACCCAGCAGATTCCATCCTGGCCAGCTACACCCCAGACATGGCCTCCCAGATTGATACCCTGGAGGATGTGGTTAAGGAGAGGCTTGCCCAGATGAAGGGCATGAATCCTGGCATTGGCCTGGATGAACTGGCAAAGATGGCCGCACAAGTGGTTGAAGAGACCATCCAAACAGAGATCAGCGGGCCTCTTTTAAGAACCAAAAGGGATGATACCCTGGATGAAGCCCTACTTGCCCTGGCCACCAACAGAAGCCCAGAAAGCCTTACCAGCATTGCCAAGAAATACATTAACCCCCTGACAGGCAAGCCCTACACCAGAACCGC